GTAGAACATTCACAGAGAATCTAAAACAGCCACTACGTGCGAGGGGGTTCTTGACATCGGGTAAAGAAGATGAGCAATTACCTTTACGTCAGAGTCTGTTCCAAGAAGAGCCAAGCAGAGTGGGTTCTGCATTTAAGGTTGGATTAGGTTTGTCTCTCAAAACAAGAGATAGTGAGCAAGGTGAGTATATTAAACGTCTTGGTATCAGTGAATTTGAATTAGGTAGCTCATCTAAGGTGCCTAGCATACGCAGATTTGAAAATGAACAACTGCGTGAAATTATTCCCGGCTTGGTTGACGCGGCACAAGCGTATGAAAAACAATCCATTATAGAGTATAATGAAAATGAATCTCTACAAAAAGAAATGACTGCACAAGAGTTTGTCAACAGTAGAGTGAAAGCACTGATAAAAGAACAAGTAAAAAGTGTAAAACGACTACTATCTGATGGTAAAAGTATTTCTGCAGATGCACCTGCTTATACTGAAGCTATGTTAGCATATCGTAGACTACCACGTGAAATACGTAAAAATGCAGCATCAGAATTTATAGCGAGAAATGGTAGACCAGCAGATGGTGCTAAGATAGAAGATCTTTATGAACTAGCTACAATTGGTAAAGTATTACGCTCTGTATACAAATAAAAACAGGGGACTAAATCCCCTGCTCTTTTGCTAGTACATGAAGCATATACATGTATGCTATTGTTATAATACCTAATGATATCATCGGTTATCCCCGTCACCCTGTAGACGATTCCTAGCTTTCCTATCTGCCAGTTTGTCCAAGTTGTCTTCCATAATTCTACCAAGGTTCATGTCCACTTCTTTAGCAAGCATGGCACAATACCACATAACATCTCCAATCTCGTGACCAATAGCATTTAGTTTAGCGTGATGCTCTTCTCTATCTGCACCGTCACGAATCAACTTCTTGACCTTGTTGGCAATCTCACCTGCCTCACCAGTAAGCCCCAGAGTTAAATACTCAAGGGCTTTTTCTTTAGGGAATATGGCAGTCTCTGCAGCCTTACGTTGGTACTCCGTTGCTGTAATGTTACTCATATATCTCTCCCTCATCCAGTTATTTGCGTCTTGCTCTAGCTTGTTCACGACTCTTAACCTTTCTTAGATTCTCAAAGTACGCAGTATTCCAGCCTCGTTGCCACTCACGATACTGCATAGTATTCTGACTAATCTTAGGACGCATTTCTATAAATACAAATCTATCTTTATGATCGGGGTCAGGAACAAAGTCCCCACCCCTATAAAATGCATCGTAACCTGATTGATATTGTATACGCAAAGGCGCATCATATTTAGTCAGATTGTTCCACCTCATCCTCAACTCCTTCATTTTGTTTCTGTTGTGGTTTGATAAAATATTTCTCAAGCATCTCTAACTTATCGTGATAGTTAGCGACCTGCTCAAGTTCTAGTTCTACAGTCTCTATGATATCAGAGTGTTCACCGATACCAATTGTGTTGTTCATATATATTTCAATATTAGCTAAGTGTTTATTGATATTCCCAATAAAGTGCGCTCTTGCTCCTCGTATTATTACATCTCTCATTTTTTATCCTTCCGTTATTATTACCCATTGCACATTATTTTCTGTGCTGGCTGTCCTAAAGTTACCTGCTTTAGACCAGTCAATGTCTTCTAATTTTTGCACAGTTACTTCTGCTACCTCTGGTTCATCTTGTTTGTTCATATGATGAATACCATATGCTAATGCGCCTAATACTAATAATGCTTCCATGTTAACTCCTTTCTGCTTTTGGCAAATACATAATAACTTCAGCCCTACAATCTGGATTAGGGCATGATAGGTTTGTTTCCATACAGAAGTTTTCAAATTCTTCTCCTATGTCATGGTCCCCACCCCAGATTAATTCTGTTCCACAATACCAGCAATTCATCACGCTGCCTCTATGTCTACAATTTCACACACACCAGCAGTACACGCTAACTCGCGGCCACCTGTTGTAGTGTCTTCCTTCTCAAACTCTTGCAACAATGACCAGTCTACATTTTTTGGCATCTTTGTCAAGAACTTTTTATATTCATCTTTATCTATATCTTGATAAACAGGCTGTGCATACGTGTGGTCACTGTGAGGAAAAAATGAAACACCTGATACTTCATCAAAATATTTATATACCCAAGAACCTACTTCCATCCATTCGTGTTCTTTGACAGTGATGGATACAGATGGCTTATGTTCACACCAATAACGCTGATAAGTAAGCCATAATTCTAGCTGTTCAATGGCGTTCATTTGTGTTCTAGTTATTGCACCTGTTGGTGCTTTCATAGGAAAACTAAATACTGTTGTTGATTCAGGTTTCGTTACATCAGGTTCAGCAGGTATGCCTTGAGATATAAGAAACTGTGTCAGAGGGTCTTTATTATCGCCACGCACAGTGCGTATATAGTATGGGTTATGTCTAGCGTGGATACCTGACGCTGCATCAGTAAGCTGTGACACAGTGCCACTAGGCTTAACACAAGTCACTGCAGTGGACTGTGATATCCCTAGCTGCTTTGCTATGGCTGCATTAGTACGAATTGCTTCGTCTTTTAACACACCTAAAAGTATAGGCAACTTTTCACCGTTAGTAGAGGTCATAACATTGTCCATAATACCCGTCAAAGACACACCAAGTAAACGCTCTTCCTCTGTATTATCTTTCCATACCTTGCGTAGATACTTAAAGTTAGTCATTGTAGCTTGGAACGTGCCAAGTATTGTGGCAAGACGCACCTTTTCTTTTAACGTATCCATAGTGTCATTCTCACGGATGACTACTTCAGATAGGTTACAGAACTGATAGGGGCGTAAAATAATCTCAGAGCAAGGATTACAACCAAAGTCATGCTCTGTATCTCGCCTACCATTCTTAGCTGCTTGCTTAATAGCAGATTGCCTGTTGAAGATACCACGCTCACCTGACTTGCTGTCGTACAGAGACAACCACTCACGCATGAATGTACCCATCTCAGGCTTAGTTTTGTACGCTACAGAGTTGTTAGCCAACGCACGTTGTCCTTCATACTCATACCATTTACCTGATTTAGCATGAGCCATCTGGTCATCGTTTAAGTTAGATAAGCTAATGAGTGCTGATCTACGTACTCCACCCACGACTACCACTTCCCCAATCTTACACATGATATCGTGACATTCAATTGGATATAGCCTACGACCTGCTGCACCCTTAAACTTCTGTACAACAAACTCAAACAACTCAACCAATGGTTGTGGACCTGATGCTCTACCACCAAATGTTTTGAGCCTAGCACCTGCAGGGCGTACCTCTGACACATCCCATGCTGGTATCTGTCCAGCATATAGCATGGCAATAAGTTCTTTTAGAGACTTTGCCCAACCGGGTCTGCTATCACCTACCTTGATAACTGTGTCAGTCTTGTAGAAATCTTCTGCCACGATGGGTAGCTTTTCAATGTTGTGACGCTCTACACTAAAGCCTACGCCCGTGCCACACATAAGAATATACATAGTTTCATCAAATGCACGTGGGCTATCTACAGGTACATAGGAACAGTTGTATCCACCTACATGGCATCTGTCTAGTGCAGGGCCACTGGTCATCAACGCTCTCATGCTAGGCATGACGCTTATGTTAAGCACAGCCTCTTCTAACTCTGAACGTAACTCATCAGATAGTTTGTAGTTGTGATTGTCGGCTAGATGCTTATCCATGTAGTCAAAGTATCTTTGCACAGTTTCGCCCCATGTTTCTCTACGTTGCTCTTCTTCTTTCCAACGTGCATAACGTGAGAGAGCTATAAAGTTTTGGTAGTCTGTTGGTAATTGGTTGTTTATCATTTCTTACTCCGTAATCGTTCTAATATGCTTAATGTTAGCCCCATCTATATCATGGAAATAATCGTGTAGGCTATCCTCTAATTCTTCTCCAACCCTGCCATCAGCAGGGACCGGATACTCTTCATCGTCCACCTCAATGGTTATGTACATTTTAACTCTTATCACTCGCCATAACCTCTTCTATCAACCTGTCCAAGTACCACTTGGCCTTTTGCAAATCCTCTAATGGCTTATCTTTATAGTCAAATCGCCACAGGTATTTCATAATGTTACCTTGTAAGTAATACTTGAAGTTACTATCAGTGGCAGCAGAGATAGCATCAATACACTCAATGCCCGTCTGATTGTAGTGTGGTGGACTGTTGACCATATCAACAGCCATGCCCATAGCCTTTGCCATTTCAGCAACATTATCACTTTGTTTCTTTGCTTGTGCCATACGTAACTCCTCTTGCTGTATCATTGCTTTCATATAATCTTCGTGTCTACTCATGCTGACCCCCTAGTTCTACTAGAAAAATCTATCTTAATAACATTGCCATCATACACCTTTTCAACTTCATCTTCAAGCGTAATTTCAACATCATCTTTATCCATAGACATTACGTATTCGTGTATGCAATCACGCACTGCTTCTATCTCTTCCATTATTGGAACAGAAGCACACATCATTTTAACTAGGTGCATAACACTATGATATGCATCATCATCAAGTGAATTACCCGGCAAAGTAATAATTGATAGGTCTATTTCACCTGTCCATACACCATCTTCATCTTGACCGGGACGAACACGGATAATGTAATCTTCATCGTTTATCTGTTTTCTAAGGTATTCTTTATCCATTACATTCTCCTTTTTACTGTTGAGCTAGGGTGTAGTATAAACTTAGGGTGTTTGTCTTTACCCTTTTCTTTAATCCAACACTCAGGTATGATTCTGTCATAGTACCTAAACTTGTGCTTTATGCACCACATAGCATAACTTGTTTTAGAACCTTTCCTAATTTTGGAATTACTATTTTCAAATACAAAACGTATATCTAAATGTGGGTGTTGCTTACGCACTAGCAAATGTTTACGCCGATCCGCTGAAGTAAATCTACCTTTAACCTCTATAATAATACCATTGTAAAGAATGAAGTCGGGGGTGTAAGTTCTATACGCTATGTCTTCCCATTCTATTTTAATGGACTCGTATCTAAACTTAACCTTGTCCGACTTCAACTTGTCCGATACAGTTAACTCTAATCCACTGCGATAACCGTATTTACGTGCGGCTCTAAATTGTTTTGCGTTAACCAACGTCACGCCACGATACAAAAGGACTACCGCGATATCCTAGAGCCTGTAGCTCTTCGCGCAAGACCTTATCTGCTTCATTACGCGCTGATATCGCCGCACGTAAACCTGCAGTCTTCCGTTCACGATACTCCTTCCTAAGTTCCACAAGATGTGCCTCTGCCTCTTTGATTTGCTCTGCGAGTTCATTTATTTCAATCTCCATTTATACATACTCCTTTCTTAGTTCCACATATGCCACGATAGGTGGGTTCTTTGCCTGTGATTTTACAGCAGGTCTTTCCACCAGAGAAGGCCAGCAGTCAAAGCGATAAGAACAAAACTTGCAGCCAGTATTAAGCACAGTATTGCCTGTCTCCTTGCCTCTAAACTTCTCTGGTACTGGTTGAAAACGCTTTTCAAACTTGTTCTCCTTTACTGTTTCAACAGTCTTCTTAATATGTGATATCTCTTTGTCAATGTCAAGACCTGTCGCTGGTATATATTTAAACTGCCCATTAGCTTTGTTTACAACCCACCAGCCGCCAGCCTTTTTACCTGACGCCTTTGCGTATCCAGCTAACTGGGCCACATACCCGAAGCTATCACCGCTGGCAAGACTGTCATAGGATTCAAACTTGTTTCTGTATGACCAGTCTGAAGCTGATTTAATATCATCCACTGCACCATCAACGATGAGGTCATAACTACCAGAAACGCTATCATCACCAAGGTCAAGAGAAACTTTATCCGTGTCTTCATATTTAACTCCTGCTTCTTTTAATACTGCTTTAAACACTGCTTCAACTATATCGCCAAGCATCATGTTCATAACGAATGTGGTTGGTAGGGGTATAGCTGCCTCTGGTTTATTCTTGTCATACCAGAGTTGGCAAGTTGGCCTACCTACATTAGACATACGCAGACCAAACTTGTCACGCTTGTTCCCCCCACCGAACTGACGCTTGAGTGCGAAGGCCACGTCAGACGCTACTTGTTTTATGGTATCGTCAGCCATAGATGACTTACCTTTTACAGCGTTTTCCATGTATTGATGTAACGCCAGTTCAGCAGGGTGATTCATCAAGCTACCTCATCTTCTTCAATGTCAATGATGTCATTCAACTGCATGTCAAAGTCTTCATCATCTTCTACCTTGGAAGATTTCTCTGCCCATTTGTTGATGATATACTCATTGTAGTTTTGCAACCAACCCATAAACTCACCAAACAAAAGCTGATCCTCATCAGTTATCTCAACAGAATTGGTGATGTCTAAGGATGGGGATGGCACATAGTAGTCGTTACCACTTGGGATCTTACGCAACTCAGTATTAAGAGTTACATTATGCTGTGGTGGTAAACGCTTCATCTTTCCAAGCTGTGTGAATACACCACCAACAGTCTTAAACGCTTCCTTATTTTCTACTTCCCAAATAAAGTTGCTAGTGGTTTCTTCTACAGGTTTACCATTCTCATCTTTAGGGTTCACTAAATGAATAGCACCAAAGACTACACGAACACGCTTAATAGATTTAATTAAGTCCTTATCCTTTTGAGGCAAGGCGTTGTAGTCCTGTATCCAACCAGCAGGTTTGCCACAGTTAAATCCACCATCGTCATCCTTCAAGTCAATGTTTAGGTTATCAGCCATAACAGTTTTAACATAACGATTAGGTGAGCCACCCTGTCCCATAACAAACTTCTTATACATATAGCGTTGTAAGAAGGGACGAATGATAGCAGACTCTGCGTAATGTGTAGGCCCGTCTGGTATTTCTAACTTATAAGTTCCAGCTTTGACCAGAATAGAATCAGCACCAAGAATAGCCTTGTGCTGTATGCGTAGCCTAGATAGGAACATACCTTTCTTAGCAGCCGTATCATTAGCCATACCCATAGCTTTAGCCATTTCAGCAAAGTTATTAGTATTTATTGTAGTAAGTTCACTCATATATTTACTCCTTTCACTTGTAAGATGCATAGTTATATCAGGTTATGTCCTTGGTGTCAAGCCAATTCGGACCAATTTTTGCCTCTAAAAGTAGAGGAACATTAAATTCTACACCCCAACGCTGGGTAATTAGGTAAGGCAATGCTTTATTAGTTTCGTCTATAACATTGATTACCTGTGACTCTTCGTCTGGATGCACGTCAATAACAATACTATCATGCACTGTATTTACTATACATGATTTCATGTCCTGTAGCAAGTCATCTATATGCAGCAAAGCAATAGGCACTATGTCTGCTGTAGCAAATGATTGAACAGGGTAGTTCTTTATTTGTGTAAAGTGTGACACACGACCAGTTACTTTACGCACAACATCAGGAAAAGAAAACTCCCTGCCACTTGGCGTGGTAATCTTGCGTGTCTCTATAGCTTCTTTAGCCAATCTGGTATGCCATTCTGCGACTCCTCTGTATTTTTGTGTAAAGTGTGTGTAATATTCTGCTTCCGCTGGCGTTCTCCCAAAGCCCGTTGCGCCATAAAGCGGTGCAAACGTGTGAGCCTTTGCAGTCTGGCGATCCGTAGGTTGACCAGCATCGGTAATAACTTTAGCGGTATATGAGTGTACATCAAATCCAGTAGATACTTCATCTATTGCCACCTTGTCCTGTGATAAATAGGCAGCAGTCCTAAATTCAAGCTGCGCAAAGTCAGCTTCCATAATCTTGCCGCCAGCAAATCGTGACACAAATACTTTCTTAACAGGAAACGTGCCGCCACGAGGCATGTTCTGCATGTTAGGTTCTGCACCAGAGAAACGTCCAGTAGCTGTGCGATGCTGCAATAGACGTACATGTAGCTTACCATCCTGCTTGGTATACATCTGGATACCCTCAATAAAAGAGGATAGATATGTATCTACAGCAGACAGTCTGCGTACCTTGTACAAGAAATCTACAGCGTCATCCATACTGTGTTGCTTTGCAGCAGACTCTAATATTTCTAGGTTTTGTTTAGATGTGCTAAACCCGTTTGCACTTGACCACTTCGGTGATGGTGGCTTGAACTTTAAGCCAGCTACATCCTCACATGGAAGTAGATGATAGCCTGCACCATCACAGTGTGGACACCTGCTATCTCTAGCAAATGGCATACCATTCTTTTTAGTTTTTCTAATGTATCCTGTGCCTTTACAAGTAACACACTGTTCAGCACTTGTTTTATACAAACGCTCTGTACCATTTTTAATTAGTTTACGAAAGTCTTTATCATCCATGTATGGATCAATAGCATTAATCCAATGCTGTTTGTCTTTAACCTTACGACTATATATAACCCAAGACAATTGCTCTGGGCTGTTCAGATTTATTGGGGTGTCTCCCATCAACTTGCGAACATGAGATTGCAGGTCATCTATAAGCTGCTTCCTTTCCTGTTCAAATTCTTCACGTACATTTTCTAATGCAGACTTATCAACAGTGAACCCACGCTGATAGATCCGCGCAAGACATACAGCCACCTGATTAGTTAGGTTCACAGTGTCCATTAAACCTGCGTCTGCTGGTGAATACAGACGCTGTACTAGCTTGTTTGATAGCTGTTGCGTAGCATGTAAATCAGCAGACAGATATTCACACAGTTCATTGTATGGTATGTCACGAGTGCTAAGACCCTTCTTAAAGTATTCCTTCAACGTGTCTTGTTTCTTAGTATCCAACTCGTAACGCTCTGCACATGCTTCAAGGGACAACGGCTCTTTGATACCACGCTGTAGCACATACTCTGCAAGCATAGTGTCAAACACAGGCCCATCATACTTGAAGCCTGACTCCCACAACCACATCAAATCATACGCAGCATTGTGGCAGATAAGTATGGTAGCTTCATCTAAGAACCATTGCACCTGCTCGTAGAAATGTTGTTGATTAGGTACGTCACAATGGTCAAATGGGAAGTGTCGTTCCACGTCTTGGTCAGTCAACACACCAATCATAGTCAGTGAGTTCTCTGGCTCAAAGGGATCAAGGTGTAACTTACCATCTCGTTTGGTAGTTGTGTTTTCTATATCAAGTGTTAGCTTCATTTAATTTCTCCTTATGTTCTTCAAGATACTTAACAGCATTTTTAACTGTTGTCAAGTCATCACGAAACCCACCTAGTCCATCGTTGCAATGTTTACATATATACCCACGAAATGTATTAGTATCGTGACAATGATCTAGTACCCAAGTTCCTAATAACTTTTGTCCATATTTATTTACCTCATCTATTGTACGTGTACAAATTGGACACTCATAACTTGCCTCTTGAGGATATATATTTGTCTTTCTAAGTTCTGCTATAACTTGTCGGTGTCCTTTCTGACATGACTTACAAGTTCTTTTTATTTCTGCCTC